CTTTTTTATCTGACCAAGGTTCTTTAATCTCAACCGAACAGAAGAATGGAATGCTAAAGCCTTACCCCCACTTGTAGTCCAAGGGTCTCCGAACATAACACCCATCTTCTGTCTAAGTTGATTTGTGAACAAGAGACATATATTTTCACGACTAATGAGATTAGTTATTTTTCTCATTGCCTTTGAGATGACTATTGCTTTAGTTGTTGCGTATCCATCTTTATCAAAGTCTGTTTGCATTTCTACTTTCGTTGATGCGGCAGCTACTGAATCAACCACAATTGTAACCAACCTATCTTTGTCTGAACTACGAATCGTATCTATAATGTGCTCAATGGCAGAGAATATGTCTTCAATTGTATCAAGTGGAATGTATAACATTTTATTTAAATCAACGCCTATTGCTTCTAAGAAGTCATGACTAACCGCACTCTCTGTATCTATATAAACTGCAACACCACCTCGTTTTTGGGTGTTTGCAAGAGTATGTGCTGCTAACAATGATTTTCCAGATGCTTCAAGACCTGTAACCTCTGTTATTCTTCCAACGGGTAATCCACCATTTGGTCGGTTAGATATTACTAAATCTAACATTGATGACCCAGTAGAAACCCAGTCTTTAATTGAAGATGGTGATTCAGTAGCCCCATCAAGAAAGTATGCGACTTTTCCATCCTTAAACTGCTTATTTAACTTATCGGCAAGAACATTAGCAAGTTCATCCCTTACAGTCTCTTTTATTTTCATAAATTTTCCTCTGTTTTAAAGAAGTGGGCAGTTAGTATCTCGTACTATGTAGTTTCTCGCAGTAAACACTGCCCACTCTATATTGTATTGTATTTTAAGAATTAAACAATTCGTCAAATGCGTCACTTACATTTGTGACTTTAGTAGTAGAAGACTTCTCTTCTGGAGTTGTCTCAGTTGTGTCTTCTTCAATACCAACACTCTCTTCTTGAGTATCATCACTTGGATTCAACCAATTTTGAAGAATCTCTTTCAGTTCATCATATGTGTTTTCTGTAAAGATTTCTTTCATATCAGTTTGATTCTCAACCCAATTTTTCATTTGAGTTTCATCAGATGATACTGGAGTTTGATTTGGTTTTACCCTAATCGTTGTTGTTGGATATGACTTACCAGTCTCTTCTGGCATTTTGACTTCAACTTGAACATCTCTACCACTTACTGGGTCTGTGATGTCACCATAGTCTGGGTCTGCTAAGATAGATAGTAATTCTTCATACACCATCTTTCCGAATCCCCAGAAACGAACACCTTCTCCCTCTTCTCCACGAACTACTACAGGTGCAAATGTACGAAGTTTCGGAGTGAGTTTTTTAGACAGATTCCAATCCTCACGACTACCAGTAGACTTTAGTCTTTCTGCAAACTCTTGAATAGGGTCTGGATTACCATGAGTAATCGGTGAAAGATAAGTTCTCTTATTGATGTCGTAGTGAAAATACTGCTCAATAAAAGCACCTGCTACGGTTGCGTCATTAGCGAACTTATAAGGTAATATACGAACAACTTGTTTACCAGGTTGTGGTTTGTACATATTATTAGTTCTTGAGGTTGTTGTCTGAAGTGAATTAAGACGATTTCTGATTTGGTCTAAATTAAGAGCCATGTTGTTTCTCCTTAAGTTTATTTGTTATTTTGTTATTATTCATTGTTTAGTTACTTCTGTAACCAAAAATAAGTATCTAACTAAAAGTGAAAACACCAATTTTATTTTAATTAGTTTTAAAATTTTCCCAGTTCTTTTCTTCTGCAAGTTCTAATAGTGCCTCAATCAATTGTGGGACAAACTTTGGATTTAATGCTACACCTTTCTTGGTTGGTATTAAATCATCGTTATCATTTTTACCATGAACTCTGATATCAACAAATGTATTGTCTTTGTATTCTGATTCCTGGACTACTATAACTTCACGAGAATTTTTTTCTATTACTTTCATTTATAACCTTTACTATTTTGTTTTGAAAATGGTTGTACTATCCCCATTTTCCATACCTAAATATACAACACTTTTACTATACAAGTCAAGTGTTTTTTTTATTAAACATCAATTATTTTAAAGAGTTTTGTTTTAATAACTTTTAATCCCTCATCTCCAGTTAGTAACATAGAGTTACTATAGTTCTGCCAAGGTATAGGAAATCCTTTATCCATGTTACCATCGTTTAACAATATAACTATCTCGTTTATTGCGTTGATGGTATACAATGTATTTGTTTGTTTCTTTCTATGTAAAGAAATTGTTTGAGGTAAGTGTATACTACTCCCCTTGACAACATTGTAAGTTAACATCATTTGCCTATTATTGTCAAGGTTTTCCAGTAAATAAATTTTCTTAAATACGACATCGTAACTTTCCTTGACGATATCAATGATACTTTTATAGTCTCTCCTTGTAGAGAATGAGCATAGTAGTTGAGTATTCATTATCCACAATATCCCTGGAGTTTAGTTTGTTTTGCTAAACAGATTTGATAGTCTTTACTCCACTGCATACTATCTTGTATCATACCACCTGGACCAGACTTTGGTCTACAAGTTTGTACTGCTATAGGTTTACCATCTCTATCGTATATCAACGCCTTAATAGTTGTTGAACCATCTTCCATTTTATACTCTTCATATTTCACATCAAATCCCTCTTCCACTTTCTGCCCTTCTTTTAGACCAAGACAATGTCTGTGTGTATCTGGATTTCCAACTACAGGACAATCAAAATCGTCTAATTCTTTTGCTTTTACTGGGTCACCAGTAGGATTACCATCTTTATCTAATTTGTAGAAACCACCTTTTCCTTTTCTATACATACTACCATCTGCATCTTGTCGTATTTCATTCTTAAATCCAATAGTACCATGTATTAATTCAAAGTTCTCATTTGGTATTCCACCTGGGTTATGTCCCTCTGCTATGTTTAAATGCATTCTGTTAATTAAGTCTCTCACAAAGGTTTTATTTCCTAAATTTTCTTGACCATTTTTTGCTCCAAGTTCATTTAGTCTTTCTCTTTGAGAGTTCAAAGCATCTGTTTGTTTTTCATAGAACCTTTTTAACTCTGTATCAAGCATTGGTGGGTCAATTGGTGCTTTTCCAGTTATCATTTTTTCTTGAGTTAGTAATCTTGTCATTATTCCAATGTCGTCATTACCTAATGCTGTTTTTCTATCCTCTCCACCTGCTTCTTTATCCTTCAACATTTTTAGATATGTCTTTAGATGTTTCTTTAATTCTTTTTCGTTTGGTGGTGGCCCCATTAGTTCTGCTCTTTCGTCTTTTTTAAGACCAATTCTTGTAAGAGCGACTTTCATATATTTTTCTTCTGCCGTACTTATACCAGGTGGGTCACCATCCTTACCATTCATAAGTCTTTTGTATATCATGTCAAGGACTTCTGGGTCATCAGCAAATTTGTCAAGTCTTTTTGCATATGTACTAACATATTCTGCTTGAAGTTTTCTTTGTTTCTTTATTTCATTTTGTGTGTCTTTTTCAATGTCATCTGCTTCTTTATGTGCTTCTTGTGGTAGACTCTTTTTTGCTCTTTCATTATTATTACTTGCTGTTGTAACAGGTCCACTATTTGATTGTTGGTCTGCTGAAGTCATCTTGTTTGATGTGTGGTTTATTGCTGCTTTTGTAGGTTTACCATTCTCATCATATTCAACCATAACTACTAAAGTATCAGTTGGGTCTTCTCCACCACCACCTGCTCGTATAATCTCTTTATACTTATCAATATCAATACCATTTACCTCTGTCAAACCTGCTTTCTGTAATTCATCTAATTTTTTAACCGAATCGTTCAAAGAACCTTTAGAACCACCGATGTGTGAGACCCGAGTTTTTTCTATGTCCATTCCATTTCTTTGTAGTGTGGCGTTAACTCGTTGTTTCTCTCTACGAGCTGCTCGTATCATGTGTCCTCTTTTTTCCCCACTATTATTACCCGATTTTTTTCCTAATTTGGTCTTTTTTAATTTTTCATCTAAACATCCATCCACATCTTTAGGAGACTCATCCATACAAGCCATAGCATATCCAGTTCCAATCTCATTTACTGCGGAAGATTCAGTTCCTGGTGGTGGCTCCTTACCATCCAATACTCTGTCTTTTGACTTACCATCCACCTCATCTATATCTTCTTGTGATATTGGTTTGTTCTTTGGTTCTTCTTTTTCTTCTTCAGAATCTCTATCTTTTGAATCTTTAGGTTCTTCTTCTTCACCAGATACATATTTTTGAGCAGTTTCTTTATCAGACATTCCGTATTGTGCTCTTTCTTCACCAGGTTTTAGTCCCGCCCATCCAGTTTGTGTCTTCCATACATCACCTGGTTTTCTCTTTTCAGTAAGTCTATCTAACATCTCATGAGTATCTGATAACGGGAAATCCATTTCAAAGAGCATAATATACTCTAATTTAGCAAGATGCTTGTCATCTGTCAAGTCAATCTTTGTATCAACCTTTTCGTCAAGGCGTTGTAAAACTTCGTTTATTATTTGTTCTGTTAAAATCATACTATTCTCCTACTATAAATATCAACCTACCAACTTATTTGTTATGTTTACCTCTTCAGAATAATCTTTTCCAACCATTACTTTTGTTGGATAGTTTCCTTGTTCCAGTACCTTTTTCACACCCTTTAATACTTCCACACCCTCATTCATATCAAAGTCCAATAAGAAACTATCGTAAGTATACATAATTAGTTTAGTCTTTTTGTTTGCTAAATAATCCAACACACCCCTAATTACCTCTGTATTACGAGTGGTTTCTGTATGTTGTATCCAATAATTAAATACTTTTTGTGGATTAGGATTCTCTAAATTCTTGATTTCAAAATGTGATACTGGATGTTCTACCACACCCTTTTTATATTCTTTCCACATCTCTTGTACAAACCCATCAACCCTTTTAAAGAAGTCGTGTCCCAGATATTCTTTATCAATACCACCATATAATAATTGGAAACTTTTTTTCTTTGATTCATTATACTCATCTTTTGTTAGTTTCTTTTTATTAAAATAGAACTTACCTAATTCTTCATGAATAGAACCATTTTTAAAATCATATCCAACTTGTTCTCCTATTAATCTAATATGATATGCATCATAATCATAACTCACGAGAGAACCTTTTTCATATCTACTTGTAAAACTCTCTCTTGTACCATCTTCTTTTTTCAGTGCTGCAAAGTTAACACCACCATATCTATTTGATGGTCGTCCAGTACTCGTGTATAAATTGTATTCAGAATACACCAACCCTTTTACTGGTCTGTTTGTCGTATCTGGAAAGTGATTAAAATACTTACCATTGGTCATCACACCAGGTTTTTCAAGGTCTGAAAATGTTTTTATTGCTTTTAGATTGTACCACTCATAACATTCTTTGTTAAAATTTGCTTGACTTAACATTCTACCAACATCTTCAAATAGATTTTCAACTCGTTCTAAATGTTTACTCAATGGAACTAAATGATTACAATTTTTTACATCACGATATTGTCTGTACATTTGTTCATGAGTATTAGTTACATGATTTCTCCACTCTATTAGAGAAAGACCACTAAGATATGCTATAAGATTAACATCCATAACATTAGGTTCATCAAAGTAATGGTAAAAGTTTTTTGAATCAACAACATACTTTTTGTTAAGAAAACAAAACTCTACTTCTCCAACAAACTCTAAGTCAGGATGATTGTAAGAAACAACCCAAATCTCTTCTTTGACTTGAATCATGATTAATGATATAGAATTAGCACACGGGTGACTAAGATAATCACTCGGTATAATCTCTACCAGACAATCGTGTTCGTCAATTAATTTATTTAGATGTTCTAATTTTTCGTTAGAATCTACTATAACCATTGTATATAATTAGTGTCTAAAATTTGTAGAACTAAATATTTTTGTAGAATTGTGTAAGATTTTGTAATTTGTCTGTAATACCAAGATATTCTTGTTCTAATCTTTGTAGTGTTCTTCTGTTTGTATCTCTAACACCTGCTTGTTGTCTGATACCATCAACGACAATATCATCTAATGGTCCAGTTAGTTTCCAATCAAGTTCAAATCCAACATATAGATTGTCATCTATCTTTGAACCAAGTGAACCAAATATTTCTTCATTCACCTCTGCTACACTTTTAGACCCTTTAGTCTTTAGAAAATATCTCGTGTAGAATCCTTTTGTGTAGTCTTCATTTGTAGGTACAACCGTATTATCAACCACTTGTCCATTTTTTTCAGATACATCAATCCCACCATTAATTTTAAGTAAGTCTTGATATAGAGTTAATCTTTTGGTTTTAAGTTCTTTAGATTTACCAGTAATGAATCTTGCTAATGTATGATAAGTCCCATCTGCTTTTACATTGTAAGGCCCTATGTACTTAACATTATCTAAGAATAACTCACCCTTTGAAAATAGATTTTCTTTGACTAAATTTTTGGGTTCCATTAAGCATCTCCCATTTTATAATCAGATGGTACATATAGTAAGTTTAATTTTGTAAACCAATCAGTTCCTTCAACCGAATGTGTTATTCCAGTTACTTTGAAAAATCCGTCATCATATATTGGTGGTAAGTAAGATAAGTAAAATGAATCAAATAGTTTTACTCCTGCTATACCATCAAGTGTCACTTCAACTTGTAGTGGAAGTGTTGGAACATTAAATGGTGGTGTAACTATTTTCCTCTGATTTAAATCAGATGATGTTATTATCTTTTTTAACTTTGTATTTAAAACTCTTTTTGCTGATGAAAAATTAACTTCTCCATTTTTTGATGGAACCAAAGTTGAATATGTTCTTGCCGCACTTAGAAGATATTCATCTAAATATGTTTTTGCTTTGGATGCGTTCTTATCTATTGCATCTCTCAAACTTTGTATTGTTTTTTCTAAGTCATCATCAACCACTCCTTGTTCAGCTAAAATAGAATTTTTTTCTTGTATTTTCTTGTGTAATTCTTGGTGAAAGTTTTCTGGAGCTTTTGCTGCTCCACTACTTCTATTCCAAAAAAAATGATTTGAAATATCCCCATCTAAATCCATACTATAATTAAGTTCCCTTACAATTGAATCTTGTCCAAAGTTATTTAATGGGAATATATTTTCATATATTCTAAAAACTCCTTTATCTCCGGATGTTCCGTTTATACTAAAATCAATTTCATAGTAATCATCTTTCGCAGTATCAAGTTCGGTCTTCGTGTAGACTTTCTGATTTACCTCTGAATCCATTACCATCAACTCACCATCTGGTCCAATATCTGTTGTAAAACCAATAACACCACCTAAAGCATTTGATACATCAGTAAATATTTCTAATACCAACTCATCTAAACCATAGAACATATCAACATCATCTTGATTTTTTACGAGTTTTTCATAAAAGTATTCTGCATTAATTAGTATATTTCTGATATATCCTTTTGTGGTATTTTCTTTAAAAAATTTGTATTTTTCATTCATTTCATGCATTTTAAATGGTATTTTTGGGTCTACTATTCCATTTGTTGGTATAGTGTCTGTTATAATACAAACTCCTGGGTCAATAGAAAAAACATATTCAGGTAAATCAACCACATTTGAAATCATTTTACCACCTTGTATTGTATCTGTGACTCTATCACTAAGGTCTTTAAATAAACCCATTGTTGGAAGTTTTCTTGTTCCTTGAAATTCTCCACTTGTATCATCGTCTGCACCCGTTCCACTTCCAGAAACATGAGGTAGTTGTAATGTTCTGATGTAATTTTCGTGAGTTCCAGCTACTTCGGATACGACTTGCATTCTATCTATGTCATCACTAAACACCGTTTGATTAATAACTACATTTGTTTCTTGTGGTGAACCTTCAGGAGCAGGTTCGTTTACCTCTACCACTTCCTCTTTCAATGGAACAAAGAATACTTTTCTTGGTGGTTCATATTTTGAGTATCTCTGTAAAACTACCTCTACATCTCCTTCTTTTTTTATGTGAACCCCATTGTTTAAAATCCATTCACAAACTGCCCAAGGAATGTATGACTGGTCAACCTTTCTATTTCCCTTTCCCTTATCATTTTTTATTCCAAATGCTAATTGTTCTTTTCCATTTACGGATATAGGAAAGTTTAAGTTAAATTCACCAAGACCATCACTAAATGCCTCACGACACCCTGCTGCTGTTAATGCTTTATCACTATTTTCTTCTTCTATTATTTTTACTATTTTTTGTTGTTGCTCTGGTGTTACCCTCTCAAAACCAGGTAGTGGTTCTCTATCCTCTACTCTTTGTCTTTCTGTACCACCAGCAGATTCTGTTGTTGGTTGACCACTTAAATCTTCTGCGTCTTCTTCATCACTTCTTTGATACACCATTAACTCTGTAAATTCAGATTCTAATTCTTGACCTATTGAATATAATGATTCTTGAGTAGGAAGTATAAAGTCATAATCTATGTTACTATTATATCCTCTTAGTTTTTCTATAAATTGTGAATATTTTTCATATGTAGTATCTTCTTTTTTTTCATTTTTAGGTGGTTCTGGTTTACTTAATAATTCACGAACTGCAGACTTTCTTTTTGTATCGTCTTGAAATGAGTAAGATTTTAAACTACCCTCTGATATAAATGTTGTGGTTACATCAAAGGTAGCGTCATCACCACTAAAATTTATATCAAATGATTGTACTCTTCCTATTTTTGCATACATTGTTCCTTGTGAAAACATCGCTACTTCGGATTCTAAGGATGCTTTACCAGTTTTAAGTATACTCTCATCCGTTTCTGGATTAATTAAGTTTGAAAGTTTTCTTCTATCTGAGTCAGCCCCACCAACACTTCCGTACCCAAACATAATCAAAAATTCTCTTCCAATGTCCATGTAGTGTTTTGACATTTTATTGAGTTGTAACTTAGTAAAACACTTAAAGTTTATTGTTATTTCAGATGTTAATCCTTGTCCAAGGGTATTTACACTAATACTTCTTAATCCAGGTTTTGGTCTTAGATTAGGTCCAGACCCATATTCAGATAGAAATTCACTTTGTCCTATATCGTAATTGTGAGTAAAATTGTTTTTTGGTTCCTTCCATATACTATCTTCTGCAGATTCACTTTCAAATAGACTCATCGCCGTTCCAAGTAAAGTAGTTTCTCCACTAAACTCTTCAATACTTCTCACTACAGCCCATACTGGTTTATTTACTTGATAATCTCCTAAACCTATGGTTTGATAGTCTCCTACTGGTTCACCTGGTTGTGGTGTTCTTGTATATCTATTACCAAATTGTCTTCTTTGTAACTCTATCTGTACAAAATTATCAACTCGGTTGTTAAGGGCAATAGAAAGTAAGTCCTTTTCTTCATTAGAGTTGTCTGCCATTTTAGTAACCTTCTCTCGGTATTCTTAATTGTAACCCTGGTTTTAAATCATAACTTAATACTTCTAAACTATTTGCTTCTGCAATTATCCACCAAGACCTTACATCACCAAAGTATCTTTGTGCTAATAAATCAAGTCTATCACCAGATATTGTCACATGATAGATATCGGTTGTTCTTAATGGAAATTTAGGGTAATCGGTTCTTCCAATATACTTCCTTCCATTTTTATCATTAAAAGTTTTTGATTTACTATACCTTGACATTAATAATCTCCTTACTCAGGTGGAAATGGTACTTCAGCTGCAGCATCTTCTCCTGGTCCTAAATCAGGTTCGTCTTCATTACTTGTGTTTTCATTTTCCACATCACCAACTAAGTTTAGACCTTTATCACTTACATAAGTATCATGTTTACTTTTAAACTCGTTAAGTAGATTCTTAGTATGGTCGTGCATATCTGGTAACCAACTTAATCCACTTTCTCCAATAGTATCATTAGTACCAACTTTTCCAAAATGTTTACCATAACTATCTGGAACTTGTTGTGGTATTATCTGAAATCCCATGTTGATATCCACCACTTGTGGTAACTCTCCTACTACATTTTTACCACCATCATCAACGATAACATCCCAAGGATAATCTGGTGGTATTGAAATATTAAAATCTTTTATGTACCCAGTTTGTTCTGTTAGATAATCACCTATAGTCATTTTACATATTGGAGAAGACATACCAGGATTGTTTTGGTAATACTGACCCTCTCCATATGCTTTTGTATCTACATAACTACCATAATTTAATCCTACTAAATAATTTATCCTTTCCCACATTGGTATCATTTCCCATCGTGTGAATGCTGCTACTTTCATAGAAAATGAAACACTTCTTGATGTTCCCTTGTAAACATAAACATCATCTGGTCGTCCAATATATCTATAGTTATTCCATTCTGGAGAAACACTATCTTGTATATTAGTTAAAAAAGCTCTAAAAACAATTGTTTTATTATTTCTCAAATCTCTAAAATAAAATTTTATTAAGTCTTTATACTGAGAAGACCTCTCACCATATCCTAATATATTGATTTCGTCTACCGCTCTACTAAAACGAGTACCATCAAATTTAGGAAGTCCAGTAGCATACAATCTATGTGCTCGTGTTCCTTTTCCACCTAACTGACCTCTCTTTGGGTAAACTGGTTGTCCATATCTATTAGTCAAAGTTCTTTCTATTGGGTCTGGTGGAAGTGGGTTTAGTGATTGGAGAAATGTTCCACCTACTGCTCCATTACTTGGATGTTTTCGGTCTACTCTTGCCTCATAGTATAACATAGATTCATCACTTTTTGCACCTATTGCATTTAGTACTAAACTTCCAATACTACTGAAAGCAGATGTAGTTCTCAATCCAAACATATTTCCAATCAAAGTAACAAAAGATGCTGGAGCAGATAATTGAAGACTCTTCTCTGATTGATTAAATAAAGTCATTACCCCATTTTTTGCAAGAGACATAAGACCATTTGAACTAAATTGCCATTTAGACATTCTTATTAAATCTTTTGCTATTCTACCCAAAAATCTACCACCACTACTTTCTCTGATAAAGAAGTCTGCTGAATTTCCAGAAAAGTCTTTACCAATTGGTACTGAGGTATCAATCAATCCTTTCATCCAACCATCATTAATACCATCTCCATATCCAGTTCCGTATATTGTTTGTGCCATACCACTCATTTTTTTGATGTCTCTAAATATAGTTCCGTCATAATCTCCATCTTGTTCAAGTAAATCTCTTATTGATGTTGCTCCACTTCTAAGATTACTTCCATCAACTTTTCTAACGATACTTCCCTCTGCTGCTTCACGACCATCACCAGTATCTAAATATCTTGGTACAATACCATCATCATTTATTCCTAATTTAAAATCTCCTTCAGCAAAACCACTATTAGTAGAGAAAGGACCAGATACTGCAGTATATTCAGGTCTTGGTACTGATTTCAATGATGGTATATTTGCATAAGAATATGCATTTTCACCACTAAAACCACTTTCAAACACTCCTTTATTTAGATGTAGTTTGATAGACCCAACATCATCTCCATCTGGTCCAGTTGGTATACCTAAGAAAGAATCATAATCACTACTTCCATAGGAAGTTTTTCCAAAGGAATTGTCTCCAAAATTTGTAAAATCTTCTATATTGAAACCACCTACATTCCAAGACTCCATACCACCTATTAAATCATCTTTACCAAACGGAGGTTTTTGAGTGATATTTCCGTCTTCATCAACATCTACTGGATAACTCAAACCTGCTACACCTCCTGGTTGAAAATTACCCAAACTATATACACTAAACTCTGGAGTTTCAGTTCCCTCTACATCAGTAGTAAATATTGAGGGAGACAAACCATAACTGGTAATACCTGCAACAGAGTTAAATGTATCTGGAACAAATTGACTTATTGAAAATCCTTTAACATTAAAAGAACCCACTTCGTCTGTATAGAATTTGTCAATGTCATATTGTGTATCAAGTTTATTTCCACCAAGTGGTTCCATACTCTTAGTAAAACCAGTTGCGTATGAATCTGTATCAGAGATAAAATCTACTGCTCCTGTATAAGTTCCATCAATTTTTATACTACGAAACATCTCATTGTTTAAAAATGTTTGACTAATTGTATCTCCATCAATCATTAAAAATTCAGTTGTAATTTTATCTTCACCAAATGCTTCTGCGTTTTTAGTGAATCCAGTTGATGTAGTAAAATTATTACTAAAGTTACCA